CCCCGCTGGTGACTTCCGAGCGCAGACAGATGAATCAACCCCCTTCCATATCCTGCGTGGCGCTGGCCTTCGTGCCTTCCCTGCCCCGTCAAACTCCGTTGATCTGCGCCTTGAGGCGGTAAGCTCGCAGCTTACCAAGATGATTGAGGGCAAACCCGTGCTTCTTATTGATTCTCGTTGCCAACAGTTGATCAAAGGCTTCGAGGGTGGCTATGCCTACAAGCGCATGGAGGTCTCTGGCGAGCGGTATGCTGACAAGCCAGACAAGAACATGTTCTCTCACATCCACGATGCGGCTCAATACCTCTTCTTGGGTGCTGGTGAGGGCCGAGCCTTGATGAATAGTCAGAAGCCAGCACAGCCAACGGTTGCCAAGCGGGACTTTGATGTGTTTTCTCGTGGTCCGAAGCAACGAAAAAAGCCGAGCCTTTGGTCTAGGCTCTAGTTTGTGCATTGAGGAATTGCCTCTTCTATGCCTATCAGTGTGAAACAGAAGGAGATTTGATATGTGTGGTGGTGGACCGTCTCAGGCGGAGCAACAAGCAGCGGCAGAGCAGCGAGTAGAGGCTGACCTTGCGAAGCGTGAGGCAGTAGAAGATCGCGCCAAGCAAAAGCGTGAAGACATTAGCAGTGCTCTAAGTGCTCGCGTGCAACGTCAAGGCAAGCGTGGCGGCAAAGGTCGTCGTTCGCTCTTCACATCCTCTCAGGGTGCGGCAGGCTATTTGCAACGGTTTAACTGATGGATCAGATTGCAAAGAAGTATCTCCAGAGCTACGACAAGGCCAAAGCCTTTCGTGAGAACTGGGTTCCGTTGTTTGAGGAGTGCTATGAGTATGCGCTTCCTCAGCGTGAGTCGTTCTATTCGGAGACTGCTGGTCAACGAAGAGATGACAAAATCTTTGATGAGACTGCCGTTGTCGGGGTTCAGGAGTTTGCCAGCCGCTTGCAGCATGGCATTGTTCCAAACTTCGCACGCTGGGCTGATCTGATTGCTGGCAGTGAGGTTCCTCCAGAGGAGCGTGACGTTGTTGACAATGAGCTCGATGAGGTGA